GCCCCGAAGGCTGGGTCTTCGCACGGCTTTTGTGCCCAGCATCCGTTGTATGTCTGTCCGTTCGGGCACCCCACGAACCCGTTGCCGCCAGCGCACCACCTCGCAGTAGGCAGTGAATCCGTAGAGACAACAATCGTCGCCATTTTCCCGGCAATTGTCTCGCCGTTCCCGCAACAGCCGCACGGCCCTGCCGCACACGTTGTGCCCACGCCCTGGAACACCTTGTTGGGAGTGCCGGTTAACGCTGCGCACCAAGCTCCTGCCGCGCCAGTTTTTTCGTCCCTAACGCAGTTGCCGCCAACCACCCATGTGCCCCCGCGCTGAATACATTGAGATTCTGACTCGCTCCTGCATCGTGGTGCAGAAGTGCCAGACACATCAACAGTGTCTGGACCGCAACAAACACCAGACGGCACGCACTGACACTGCGGCTTGACCGTGCACGTCGTGCCCTCGCAGCACGCGCCCTCTTTGCAAGCTTGGTTGCACTCGGCCTCGGTGCGGTAAGAGCCAGACGAGGCGGCAGTGCCGTTGAATGTGGAGACTTGGCGACAGGGCATTGGTTTACTCTGACACAGTGAGCCGGACAGCTCTTGATACACGCCCCTCCGATGGGGCTGCGCCTGATGTGTCTGTATAGACAACATCGAACGCCCAAGAGTGATTGATGACTTCCAGATTCTTGTTCAAACACGCCGGCGTGTCCCTTCCTCCAGCGGCACCGTCGAGACGCATGCCTGTGCTGTAAAGAGGAAACGCAGGTTGCCAGTTACATATTTCGTTCCAAGCCTGGTTCGTCGTTTGCGGACAGAAAACAGACAACGGTTGTCGCGTGTATGTGCGAGACGCCGCGTTATTGACGTATGTCGGGTGCCCAGGGCAGAGGTTGTTTATTGAGCTTTGCCAGTATTCGGTTGGATACATTGCAGGAACTGAAAACCCAAGCCACTCCAAGTGGACATTCGTTTGCGAAGCCGAGCAGCCGGCGTCAAGCGACTCGTAGTTAAAAGCTCCTGACGAAGTGCCGACAACCACTCGTATAACAACGCTAGTGCCTTGAAACTCATACAGGCACGGCTGGAATTGAGAAGGGTTTTTATTTAGCGTGTATGTTCCGTTTATCTGCGCTGCTTCCTGCGGCGTTGTTCTCCACGTACTCAGGAATGCTCCGCTGAAATTTCCGAGAGCGATTCCGTACATATTTGATGGCAGCGAAAACGATAGCGTTGCACGCAATGTCTGCGGCAGCGACTTTGAGTAATTGCATGGACAAGACTCTTGGTAGCAATACCACCCGCAGCACCCGCAGTCCTCTGCGAGCTTGCCGTCCTTGACGATGATCGCGTTGTTTCGTGTGGCGATTGGCATCAGGTGCACGCCGTGGTGGAAACCCAGACAAGCTGGCCGCTGGTGTTGTGCGCCAGAACTTGCTGCGTCGAGCCGCTGTAGCCCGATAGGCCGGTCCAGTCCCACGTGACCAGCACCCACTCGCCGGCCGTGTAGCAGAGCTGGCAGCCCATCTCGCCGGTCGGCAGCAACGAGGCCACGTAGTTCTTGGCTTCGTAAGTCACCGCCGAGAGCGTGGCGTCGGTGACCGTCTTCGTGCTGCCTTTGTTCCACGAGCCCGTGAACTTCCCGCGGACCAGGCCGTCGTCGCCGGCAGCCGACTGGCGGCCCGCTGCAGCGATCGACCGGTCGCCCTTCTCAACGGCCACGACGGCGCGAGCAATCCGCTGGGCGGCCTCCGGCGTGAAGGTCACCTTGCGCCCAGATTGTCGCGGAGGCTTGGCCATCAGCCTGGTGTCCCAAAGACGGAGAAGTCGGTCTCTTGGTAGAGCTTGAACGTGAGAGCGTCGGGGGCCGAGCCGGCGGCCTTAGCCACGCCGCTGGACAGTGCCACGGGAGCCTTTACGGGCTTCTTGTCGGCACCGAGCACGGCGGCCCGCTTGGTGCCAGAGGCAGACGGCGTGCCGTCGCTCGTGACGAGCTCGTTAAACCCGACATCCCACGGCTTGTAGTCCCACGTTTCCTTGCGGTAGCAAAACTCCCACGTGGTTTCCCAGTAGGGCTTGGTCGTGTCTTCAGAGCTCGAGGTGGCCTCCTTCTTGGAAGCACTCTTGAACGCCACCTTCCACGTCCTGGCAGGCGAGCCATTCCACGTCGAGCTATTGACTGTGTTGGATCGTGACTCGGCGATCGGAGACCACGACAGGTCCGGGTAACACTTGGTCAGGTTGAGCGTAAACTCGCTCGACTCTCGCTCGGCCCCCTCCAGAGGATCTTTCGCGGAGTTGACGATCTTGGCGCCGTCTTTGTCTTCAAACACCGGGATGGTGATCGTCGTGCCGCTGCCGGACCAACTGTCGACCGGCATTCCAGTGGACGGGCTCGGCGTGTTGTCGACCGGCGGAATGTAGTACCGAACCGTGATCGACCACATCATCCCGTCGCCGCTCTCCTCGGTGCAGTCGAATTCCATTGCCTTGTGGCTGGCAAAGTCTGGATGGCCCGCACCGAACACGATGCCAGGGGCGCGAGAGATCAGCGTGCGTGGTGTGAACGGCGAGTCCACGCGCACAATCCACCGGCGAGTGAACGTGAACGACTCGCCGTACTTGCCGCTGACGCCGGTGCCGCGGGCGGTTTCCAGACATGCCACGACTGCCATGAGTTACGCTCCCAGAATGCCGAAGGCTTCCATGTCGTCGCCCTCGGAGACGGCATCGCGGATCTGCTCGAGGACGCCGAGCTGCTGCTCCTGCACGTCTTCGCCGTTTCCACGCATGAGTCGGAACATTTCGGCCAAGCCCTCCTTGGACCGGCTGTCGGTGCCCTTGAGCTCTTTGGTGGAAGCCGCGGCAACCGCTTGCACGGCCGGCGGCTTGATCGGCTCGGCAACGCTCTGGGCCTTGGCGTCTGCCTGCGCCTTGGCGATGCCGTCCGCCAGGATCGTCGACAGCGGCCCGGATCCCTGGAACGTGCCGACGGTGCTGGCCCCGCCCGTGACTGCGTTGCCAGCGGCCGTCAGGGCCTTGCCAGCCGCTGCATCGGCCTCCGACGAGAGCCGACCGGCCGAGTCTTCCATCGACTGGCCGAACTCTGCCCATCCGGTGCCTGCCACGGAGTCTGGCAGGGCGTCCATGATCGCGGCGCCGTTTGCGATCACACGAGAGATCAGAGCCGCCACGCCCTTAAACACACTCTCGCCCACAAACCAGATCGCCTGCAGACCGGACACGACACGATTGAAGACGTCGATGACGGTGCCAGCGTATTCAAACGCAGAGCCGATGCCCGAGATCATCCAATCGGCAACGCCAGCAAGGAACTGGGCGCCCATCATGATGCCCTCGCCGATGAACTGGCCAATGTTGGCGCCGCCAATTCCTCCGACGAGATTCAAGAACGTGTCTGTGACGCCCTGGATGGCCGGAGCGAGGTAGGCCACGACCTGGCCAACAATGCCCTGAACCGCCATCTGGGCCTTTGCAAACGCGTCTGACATCGAGTTGACGCTGGCCGCCTGGTCGTTGGTCAGGGCCAGCCCAAACTTGGCCGCCTCGTCCGTGGCCGCGGAGATCGCACCGGCGCCGCCCTCAAACATGGGCAGCAGCTCGGCCCCAGCCTTGCCAAAGACCTGCAGCGCGGCCCGCGATCGCTCGGCGGCCGTCGGCAGGGCCGAGATGCCGTCGGCAATCGCCCGGAACCGCTCCGCCGGCGAGAGGCCCTCAAGCTCCTTCACGGTCAGCCCGATGCCGGCAAATGCTGCCGTGGCCTGCTTGGAACCCTGCGTGGCTTTGACAAACGCCACGTCTGCCTTTGTGACGGCCGCGCCGATCGAGTCCATCGACACGCCGACTTGAGCCCCTGCAAAGCCCAGCCCGGCCAGCTCGCCGTAGGTCAGGCCCAGCCGCTTGGCCAAGTCGCTCTGGCCGTCGATCACCTCGGCCTGGGCGGCGCCCATGCTGGCAAACGATCGGACAGCGTTTCCAACTGCCATCGAGATCTGGCCAAATAGCTGGGCGGCTTGGAGGGCGATCAGCGTGTTGAGCTTGCCGGCCAGGTTCTCGACGCCCGAGCTGGCCGCGGAGGTGGCAGCCGCGAGCCCACGCGTGCCACCTGTCGCCTGGCGGAGCTCGTCGTCAGCCCTATCCACGGCCCGCGAGTAGGTCTCCTGCGAGATCGCACCGGCAGCCAGCAGGCCGCGGAGCCGCTGCACCTCGTCGCCGTGCCGCTCCTCGGCCGTCCGCACAGACTGCGTGACGGCTGCCCCTTCGTTGAAGGTCTGGGCCATCATTTCCATCGCACGGCCGGCGGCCTCGAGCTCCTGTCGCTCTCTCGCCGTCTCGCCGGTCAGGTCGGCCATTGCCCTGGCGTGCGTCTCCTGGGAGATCACGCCCTGCTCCAGCAGCGAGTTGGCCTCGGCAATAGACCGCGAGGCAGTTTCCTCGGCGGTCGTGTATTTCGCCGTCATCGCCGCACCGGCCGAGACGGCGGCCGCGGTCGACTCTGCCGCCGCGCCGATCATCTCCATCTTGGTCGCAAACTCTTGGGCAGTTATCCGACCGGCAGCGAGCGACTGCTGGGCAAGGAGCGCCAGTCGCTGGAACTGGCCGAGCTTGGCAGCGGCCACCTCGGCAGCAGGCCCCACGGCCCCAACGCCCTTGGCAGCAACGCCCTGCATCCCCTCAAACAAGCCCTTGAGCGTGCCGGCCTCGCCGCCGAGCTGGCGGAACGAGCGGATGGCATCCGACACGCCGGCACGCAGGCCAGACGTGCTGGCGGAGAACACGGCGGATACCTTGCCGATCGTTGCCACTATTCGCCCTTCTGCATTTGCTCGCGGAATGCTGGGATCTTCATCAGCTCACGCTTCAGTTCTTCCTCGGTCTGCGGCTTGTCGCGATAGCTTGGAAGGAATCGCTCCTCGGCCTCCGGGTCTGGTTTCGCGCCCATGCCTGCTGCCGTCGTCAGCGCCGTCCTGGCTGCCATCCGCCACTGGTCTCCAAACGGCTCGACTCGCCAGTACGCCATCCACCGCCGTAACTGCCGCAGCGTCAGCCGCTTCTTCCATTCCTCCGGGTCTGGTATTCCGAGCTCAAGGGCCAGCCTGTAGACGAACACGTCGTCCGGCCGGCTTCTCAGTTTTTTTCGAGTTCCTCAATTTCCGCGTCGGTGATCGACAGCAACTTCTGACCTGCCTGCCAAATCTCGTGCATGGCTCGGGCGTTTTTCTTGCCGAGCTTCGCCACGTCAGCGTCTGACGTGAACAGCCGCGAGCCCTGCTCGTCGCACAAGAGCAGGCTGGCCAGCTTCGCCCGCCAGCTCGCTCGCTTGCCCTGGTTCGACGCGCAGTAGATTTCCCACTCGTCGCGGATGTCGGCCGTCGGGTCGAGGAGGTAGACCTCGCGGCCCCACGCCTTCACGTGCAGCTTCTGCGGCGCGCGGATGTCGTCGATGGCCAGGATGTCTTCTGCCAATCCCATATCTTTTCCTTATGAATCGAAGCCTGAGAACTGGAACACTGCGGCCCACTGGATCAATTCCCCTTTGGCAAACTCCGCGTCAAGCGTTTCAAGAAACGCCTGACCGCTCAGGGTGGCACCTGAGCCCCAAGAGAACGACAGAAAGCCAGGGCCGCCGATGTCGTTTCTGGCAAGGTCAGGCGATCCCAAGAACCGAGCCGTGATCGTGCCGGGCTCAATGCTTGTCACGTTGTATTGCTTTAGCACGCGGGCATTCTGGCCAGCACCCGTCACAGGCGAGCGCATGCTAGTAACTTCGTGCTTGTTACCAACAACAAACGACGGGTTAGCATTCTGCAGCACGCCAAGCACCTGGCCGCGGAATGACAAGACGGCGCCCTGACTCGCTGGAATGTCTGGCACGGGTCACCTCCCGGCCGATCAGGTGCCGGTCAGCTTGAACGTGGCGTTGCCCATGATCAGCTCGCCAACCGCCGCGGTCAGCTCGAAGTCCTCACAGACGGCCTGGCCGCTGATGCCGAGCGTTGTGCACGCGATCGCAGCAGCAGTGCCACGGGACGGGGCGGTCGTGCCCATGTACTCCAGCGTGATCTGGTCGCCGTCGACAAGCGGGGCGGCCTGCAGCACGCGGGTCGATCCGGCTGTTGCCGAGAGCGGCGTAACGTCCACATACACCTGCGTCCGCTTCACCTTCACGTTCTTGGCCACAAACGTGACGGAGTTGAAAGTGAACGTCGTTCCCTGCGAGTCGGCAATCGGCGGCATGGCTTACTCCTCCCAGCGGATTTGGTACGTGTGGTCGACTGTGTACGTTGGCTTGTCTTGCCCATCGAGGTAGTCAGGCGAGCCGTCCGCCTCCTCGGTGATCAAGCATTGGCGGATTGTCACGCCGTTTGCGGTGCCGTTGAAGTTGTGCAGAGCAACGCGGACGGAGTCCGCTAAGGCCTTCACGCCCGAGTACGTGGACGCATACAACAGCACCGAGAATGTTGCCGACGGGTTGACCGTGATCGGCGACGGGCCTGGCATGGTTAGCTCCCGCTGCGTCGCGGTGCGGCCATAGATCACGTAGGGCAGGGCGGCGCCCTCGGGGGCCTCCATCGGCCACGCCAGGCAGCCGCCGGCGGTCTCGATCGCAGCTTTCAGCCACTGTTCCGGGTATGCCATCAGAATGCCTTTCCGGGGTTCATGCCGCCGGCCACTTCCTTGGCCGCCTTGTCGAGAGCGTTGAGGAGTTCGCTTTTCAGCTTGGTCAGCGAAGGCCCGCCGTACTGCTGCATGAATCGGTTAATGATTTGCTGCGGCCGGATGCCGCGGCGTGTGCCGTACTCGAGCCAGATAGCCTTGCGGCTGTTGAAGCCGGCCTTGTAGCCGACCACGCCGTAGACCACGCCGTCGGCGTTGCGGCCGATGTACTTCGATTTGGTCCTGACGGCCCGCCGTAGCTCGCCTGTTGATTTGTTCTGCGGCACAAACGCACCCTTGCGCCGCCGGCCGCGGCGGACGCCCAGCGGCGGAGTGATAGAGCGCAGGATCGGAATGCCGTCCTTCACAGTCTGCTTCATTGCGGCCTGTAGGTGCTTTTTGGCGATGTGCCTGGGAAGTGCCGCAAACCGACCCATAAGGGCCTGGAGCTCTTGCTCGACGTTGTTTTCCCACCGGAGCAGCATCAGGTCGCCTTCTCCTCACACTCAAGCTCGTGCTCAGATCGTGGGCCGATCTCCACGACAGACGAGATGTAGAGGTAGCGGTCGCCGCGGCTCTTCCACCGGACACGCATCTTTCCGCTCACGCCCTCTACGTAGTGGCAGCGGACGACGAACGTGGCTGAGCCGCCAATACGGTTTTGCTTCTGCGTCTCGGAGTAGCTGATCGCCTCGACGGCCGCCCGCCTGGTCGCGTGCGTCGACCAGCTCGAGGTGGCCTCGCCGAACGCGTTCCGCGTTTCGGTCTGCTTCTCGATCACCACCGTCTCGCGCAGGCTGCCGGCTGGAATGGACATTACCACCTCCCGCTGACAGACTCGCTGGCCAGGAGCGTCTCAAACGCCAGCGGCACGGCCGAAGGGCTGTCGGCCGACGAGGCCTCGCGATTGGCGTAGAGGTGCCCCACGTAGAGCAGGATGGCCGTGCGGAGCTGCGGCGAGATCGTGGCCTGCCCGGCCCAATACGTGACCGTCAGCGTGGTCAGGTCCGACATCTGCGGAGCGGACGAGAAGCGGATCTGGCCAGCGTCGGCGTCGACCGTGTAAGTGGACGAGCTCACGGCCGTGCCGTCGACATCCAGTGTCACCGGATAGCTGCCGCCGGTCAGCACGGGCACCACCGGCAGGCCGAGCACCACGGGGCCGACGTTGTCAGGGCCGCGGGTCCAGCCAGTGCCGTCGGTGGCGTCGAACTTGGCCCGGAGCTGCTGCGGTGCCAGGGCCACGCCCAGCCGTCGCTCGATCAGTCTGCGGGCCGTGGCGATCATCGACACGATCAACGTGTCGTCGTCTTCCTGCTCGGGCAGCAGCGACAGATGGGCCTTGGCCATTGCCAGCGAGACGGGCTCCACGACCGGCTGCGTTGCGTTTGCGAGAGAGCGGAGACGCATGGATCACCTCTCCAGCTTCGCGGTTCGCTTCTCCGGCTCGGGGGCGACTGCTCGCTCAACGATCGGGGCCTCGGTGGTTTCCACCGCGTAGCCCTCCTGCTCGAGCACCAGGGCGAAGTCGGGCAGCTTTTCGACGACGTCGCCGGCCTTGTGGCCCCAGCCGTCGCGGACGAATTTCATGTTTGGCACGGCAAGGATTCCTTGGGTGTAGAGATGCGGCCGGGGGGGGTTGGCGCCCCCGGCCGCGCAGTTGGTACCCTGGGGTT